GTAGCCGCTGTGCGAGTTCGGGTGATCGTACGCTGAGTGCCCCTGTACCAACGTCGGCACCGCTGCAGCAACGGCGTCAACGATCCTGCGGGCGAGTGTGTTTTCGTGTGCACGTTCGTCGGGGCTTGCGCCCTTCCACGCTTCTTCTGCGTTCCAAACAACATGCTCGATGCCGTTCGTCGAACACCACCGTGCAGCCTCGGTGGCAGCGTTGAGCACGCGCGTGGTGCTGTGCTCTGGGATCGCCCACGAGTCGACGCCGAGCCCGAGCCACAAGCGCGACTTCGGACACAGCGCACGAACCTCGGTGGCAATCGCAGCGAGGCGAGATCCCGCGAGCGACACCGTTGCGGCACTGGTGTGCAGCTGGATCGCGTCGGGCTGCAGCACGCGAAGCAGATCACGCCCGCCAGTGTCGAGCGCTTCGGTGAGTCCACCGCTGGCCCATAGGGTGACGGCAAGTGCGGGAGCGATCGGCGCGGTGGTTGTTGCCGGCGACGTCGTCTGCGTTGTGTAGTCGATCCCCGGCGGGAGCACCGCGAGGGTCCAACGGCGACCGTGCACACGACCCACTGCAACGCCGTGCGCAGGGTCCATCGCTTCGATCGTCGAGCCATCGCCCGCACTGATCGCGACGTGACCGACGGGTGAGCCGTCGCCAGGAGCACGCACGAGGATCGCCCCCGGCGTGCGTGCTGCTTCGTCGATCGAGATCAGTCTTGCGCCCGGTTGATTGCGCGCATCGGAGATCCACGCACCGCTGTATGCGTCGGGTCGACCACTCGAACGACCCGAGACGCCGAACAGTGGACCACCGATCGCGCGCACGCAGTGCGTGGCGAATTCGGCGCAGTCCCAGGGACCGGAGTAGTTGGCATCGTCGTACTTCGCCTTCGCACCGAACACGTAGCGCTGGCCGACGCGTGACCGCGCGAGGTCAACGATCTGTTGGCCCGTGGTCACGGGATCAACTCCGGCGAGACGGCCTTGATCTTCGCAACGCTCGGAGCGTGCAGTGCGTCGGGCGCGATACGTGCGAGCACCGCAATCACACTGCGAGCGGTCGCGGTCTGCAACACGCCGTGCTGCGTGCCCGTGAGGTACTGTTCGACTTGCCCCTGCACGAGCGCTTTGTCAGCGTCCGTCAGTGCGTAGCCGTGCACGACGCCAGCCGCGAGTTCGTTGACCGACGACGGCATCGTGCCCGTGAGCGCCCATCGAATCTCGTAGCCACTCGCGTACGCTTCGACTTCGTAGCGACCCGCCCGCATCTCGCTGTGTTGCAGATACCAGATTGGCATGCGGAGAGGGTCCGCCCACCATTGCGCGACGTGCATGCACTCGTGCGCAACAAGGATGACCTTGTCCTCGGGCGACATGGCTTCGTAGTCGGTCGCGGTGTAGATCACCGGACCGAGCGTCGTGGTGAAACGTGTCTTGAACTCAGCGCCAGACGGAAGGCCCTGCATGCCGAACAATCGCAGCGCATCGAAGCCGATCGCGAGCGCGTCGGTAATGGGGTTGCCGTTCTTCGACAGCAGCACCGCGCGGTTGCGCGAGCACAGATCGAGGATCACTGAGTCTGCAATGCCACGATCAATCATTGTGCGCCTCCGTCTGCACACTCACTCGGTGGCACGCACGCGTGCGGAGTGTTGCCGTAGGGACTGCGTGCGACACAACACACTGCCGCGCCAAGCGCTGCGCATGGACGCTGTGTTGCGCCCGACTGCCAACGCATCGAACCGCTACACGTCTGCGGCACGCCGTCGGGCGAGCATCGTGTGGACGACGGCACGCAGTGGTCGGGTGGCGGCATCGGACACCCCTGCAGCGCAGGCGCGAGCATCACTGCGAACAGGATTGCGAGCGGCGGTGCACCGCGAAACGCAGCGACGACACTGCGCACGAACGGCACGAGATCCGTGCCGAACTTACGCACCGCACGCGCCGCCTTGCCGAGCCGCGGGTACGCAGCTTCGAAGCGCACGAAGGGCTCTTCAGGGATCGCCCGCATTGCGAGCGTGAGAGCAGTGCAGATCCCCCACGCCCAAACGAGCACGGGCCACACCTGCGTTCGCAGGAACGATACAACAACCATGGGACTGCCTTTCAGCGCCGCAGTAGCCAGCGCAGTGTTTCAATTGAGACGATCAGCGGCGTCGCACACGCGACGATCAGCACCGCGTAGGCAACACTCGCGAGTGCAGCTTCGCGACGCGAGAGACGCACGTCAGTCGCTGCCGTGGGGCGGATCACTGGGACGCACCGCGAGCATTCCGCCCGGTGGCGACTCGCGACGAGGTGGTGTTTCAGGTACCGGTTTCAGTCGCGCACGGTGCTCGCGGATCTGCTCAGGACTCGCGCCATTGGTGAGCGAATCGACGAGCCAGACAAGGACGTCTTGATTGCTGGTGAGCGCTGCAATCTGCGAGTCCTTCGCGTCGAGTTGCTCACGACACTCTGCACGCTCGTTTGCGCTCGCGTCTTCTAGCTTCTCGATCCGATCGAGCAGCCGCGGCACCATCGCAACTTCTGCAATCTGCACGTCGTGACGACCTTTCTCGTGTGCGACTGCCGCCGCTTCGGCGTGTGTCTCGACACGCTCTTTGCGCTTGTCGATCGCCTCGCCGCGCTTCGACCAGCGGCCAGCAACAGCACCGCCACCGATGCCCACGACGGCGACGATCACCGATTCCCACCAGCTCATCGCCACCCCGCAATCCACTCCGTCAGCACTGCCAGCGCGATGTGCCCGAGCACGCCGAGAGACAGCAGCGCGAACGCGACGACGAGCATGCGCAACACCCACGCAACAGCGCAGTCGACGACTGCCAACGCGAAGGCGGCGAGCGCGAGCGAACGTCGCCAGCGCCGCGAGCGGTGCGGTGGTTCGCGATGTGATCGGTACGGGTGCATCGTCGATCAGCGTTAGCCGCTGGCGATGATGTGCCACTTCGCTGCGATGCCAGCGAATGCGCCGACCGCATGCAACTTCACGAACTGGTAGGTGTTGATCACCTTCGTCGTGGCACCGTCAATGAGTTCGGTGCTGTTCGCGTCGATGGTGACGTTGTTCGCAGAGCCGGTGCACTTGAAACCGATGACTCGCCCCTCGCACGATGCCACCGCAGGAAGATTGATCGTGAGAATGCCACCGGAAGCGTCCACGTAATAAAGCTCGGTGCCATCTGTCGCGCTGATCGTCGTGGTTCCATTGATCCAGTCTGCGTCACGCCACAGCGCACCGTTCAGCGTGACGCCCTTGCCGTCTTCGACTTCGAGCAGCGCACCCGAACCCGAGGATTCATTGGGTGAGATGCGACAGCCATCGTTCGGATAGATCCGCACCCACCCGATGTCTGCGCCCACGTCACTGCCAATCAAAAGCGCATCGGGCTTGCCGCTGTAGGTGCCGTAAAAAAACACCTGCGACCACGCAGCGCCCGCCTCGTTGCGGGCCACCAGTCCGCCGCCGTAGGGGATTCGCGCGCCCTGCAGCGGTGAACCACTCGTTGCGGCATCCGTCGCACCGAGGTGCACGTAGCCGTCGCTGAACGCACGCAACACCGGCACGCCATTGGGTGCGAGGTAGAGAGTCAGTCCGCCGTAATACGTCGTCGTTGCACGACCGCTCGCGTACGGAGCAACGAACGCATTGTTACTCGCGTCGAGCGTGAGCACCGGTTGCGCGATCGATCCTGTCGTCTCCAACACGCGCAACGTCGCGCCGTCTTCAATGTCGACGTTGCCGCCGTCGTTGATCGTCACGCGCGTACTGCCACCTGCACGCAGCAACAGATCACCAGTGCCAAGCGCTTCGACTTGCAGCGCGGCGCCGGTAGACCCTGCGACGCGTGCGACATTCGTGGCTTCCCACGTGGCGAAGTTCAGGTTGTCTCGCAGCGGGCCGACGACGATTGAAGCCCAGTCGAGCGACGTGGAGCCCAGCGTGATTGTGTCGTTCGTGGTCAGGTAGAAGAAACGATCGCCGTAGGTCGTGCCTTCGCTGACGTAGACGATCGTCCCTGGGATCGCCTTCGCGTCGGTGTTGAAGTACGGCGAGCGCGTAAGAAGGAACGTTGTCGATCCGTCGCCAACACGCGTGACCTCGTAGGGGCCAGTATGCGGCGATGAACTCGTCGCAGCGACGAACACGATCTGACCCGCGGTGAACGTCAGCCCATCGTGGGTGCCAAGTGCGCCGTTGGAGACACCCGTAATCGTGCCTGCGTTGGTGTCAACGTTGTTCGCTGGCAGTGACGACAGGATCACGAGGCCACGACATTTGATTGCACCGCGCGACGCCTGCAGATCCTGCAGGCGCACCGCATCGGCCTGCGCCGTGGGAGCACCGAGATCGAGAATGCGAAACCCGTCGGCGTCGAGGTTCGCAGTCAGTGGGTTTTGCAACCCACCGCTGCCGACTGCGGGCTCGTATTGCTCACTCGTTGAGTTGTAGACCAGCGAGTCGCCGTTGACTGCGCCCGTGGTGTCGATCGGGTGCGGCCCGGGGAGCTTCTCGCCGGGCGCGACGGTGCCAGGCGTGGTCCCGAAGAGCACACCGATTCTCTCGCCGACGTATTTCAGTCCGGCGCTTAGCAGTCCGAAATAGCCGGGCATTTAGGGCTCCTGGAATCCTGCTGCGAACACCGCGAGGGTGCCGCCGCTGCCAATCTGATATTCGATCTCGATACCGCCGCCGGGGTACAGCGGCAGATCGATGCGGTCCTTGAGTTGCGCACTCGACGCATTCGACGATGCGGTGCGAGACCACGCCGCAGCGGACTCCCCGTCTGCACGGAAGTCGAGCTGTGCATTCGTGTCTGCGGTAGTCGTCCAGCGCGCGTCGAACTCGAACGAACTTGCGTGCGGCGGCACCCACTTCGTCAGCGAGATTGCAGCCCACGATGAGGCCACACCGCCTGCGAGCGCACCGAAGTCACCCTCTGCGAGTCCGCCCGATCCACGCAGCCAGCGATAGCGACCGCGTTGCATCGAGAAGGGCGTCGCCGTCGTCGTGCTGTTCGCGTAGAAACAGCCGACGTACCAGCGATCGCTACCACCCGTTTTCGTCTGGTAGCCCGTCGCTGGATCGGGGACCGTGGTGCTGTACTCAAACCCCAGTGAGCCGCCCGTGACGTACGCGTAGAGGTAGTGCCAGTCGTTTGCACTGAGTCCAGCGAGCGCGATTGATAGCTCTGAATTGCGACGCTTCCATCGAACGTCGGTGCCGCTCGCAACGGCGGTGTCGTAGAGGAACACTCCGCCGAGAGGACCAAGTAGCAACGTCGACCCGCCAACGCATCGCAGATACGGGCGGTTCGTGTGCAGATTGCGCAGCGACTCCATCAGATACTGCGTGCGCTTCGAGAGCTCATCGAGCGAGCTTTTGAGCGAGTAACTACCGGCCTCCGCGGTATCGAACGCGGCGAGCTCGCCATCGCTCGCGACGTTGATCGTTTCTGGGAATCCCGCAGTCGACGAGGACGTCGTGTTGTCGAGTGTCGAAGGCATTTATCTCCCTGCAATTCTGACGCGGTAGCCGCCGTCGAGATCGATCAGAAACCCTGCGCAAAGCTCATGTGCGGCCTTCCACGTGTCGACCACACCGCGAAGCAATTCCACCTCGCCAGCGGTCGCAGTGATGCCGCCCCAGAGGAACGTGCCCCAGTCGCGATCGCCCCAGAGCACCGCTTCCCACGCAAACGGATTCGCGCCCGTCGCTGTCGTCGCGTCGATCAAGATCCAGAAGCGAGACCAGTTCGCGGTGTCTCCGTCGGGAGGCCACGTGACCTCACCGGGCGGGTTCGGTCCGAGCGCCGTATAGATCGCGGCCTCGGTGAATCCGATGTCTTCGAGGCCAGCGAGAATGCCGGTTTCGGTGCCTGCGTATTGCCAGCGATCCCATGCCGCCGCGAGTCGTGTGCGGTACGTCGCGTCGGTGTCGCCTGGGTAGCGCGGCAGTCGCCTTTCCCATCCAATCCACGGCAACGCATCGACGGGCGCAAGGCTGACGAAACGTGCCTGCACAGCCTGCTTGAGCACGTCGAGCGTCCAATCGCACAGCGCACCAATGCTCTCGCGCCAGGCGCGTGCGTTGCCCGTGCGAAGCCAGATAGGCCCCGTCGTCGAAGCGTCCTCTTCGTAGGTGCTCACGAGAACACAATCCACGCCATCGTGTCGGGATCGAGGTCTGCGGGGTCCACGGTGATCACCTCGCCCTTGAGTGGCGTCACGCTCGCGGAGAGCCCGTCGAGTGTCAGGTCGAGAATGTCTCCGTCGGGATCGGGGATGCCGCCCATCAAGAACTCTTCGATCTGCTTGATCTTGAGTTTTCCTGCGCCCGCTCCATCGCCGATTGCGAGATCACGCAGGTGGCTCGCGAGCTTGTTTGCGGTGTACGCGCGCGCTGCACCACGAAGGCCCTCTGGGCACTCAACCTGCGCTGCGAGTGCGACCACGCGCGCGCTTGCGCTTTGCGTAGTGACGACGGCGGTCGGCGACTTGCGCACCTGGATCACTGCGTCGGTTGCAGCAACGTCCGCACTGCCTACTGCACCCGCGTCACCCGCGAGATAGACGTCGACAGTGCCGGGGCCCGAGGGGTTCGAGTCGTCAACGTAGACACGTCGCACGCTCTCGCTTGCTGCACGCCCGTAGGCTTCATACGCGAGCTTCGGACCCGCGAACGCGAGGGTCCCCCACTGCGCCGGAAGGCGCTGGCGATACTGCTCGTCAGTCTCTTCGTCGGCACCCGCGGTCACGACGCACGTGCCCGTTGCAACGCCGTCGGCGTCGAGCGTCTCCTGCACTGCGACCGTTACGCCCGCGAGCGTTGTCTGCAGCGTAAGAGACGGCGACGACGGCAATGCAAAGCCGCTGCTGCCCTCTGCGCCTGCGAACTCTGCGCGGAATTCAAGATCAAGCACCCCTGACGCTGGCAGCGTGCCCGCGGTGATGTTGGACCAACGACGCCCATCCGAGGGGTTTTTGGTGATCCACAGTGATTCGAGCGTGATTGTTTGCGGTGTCGCTTCGGCGTTGGTCAGTCGCACGTAGACCACTGCGAACTGCGACGGCTGGCGCGGCAGGTTGTACGCACTCTCTCCGATCAGATCGAGCCAGCCGCCTGTTGCCCACTTCACGAAACCAGACTTCGCGATCGTCGGAACGCGCGAGGCAAGGTCGCCTGCGAAGTCTGCAACGGCCGCGGCGAGTGATCGATACAAACCCGTCGGGAGCCAATTGAGAATCGGCAAGCTCTTGGTGCCGAGCTTGCCGATCAAGTACGCCATCGCGTCGGCAGGTCCGCTCGCAACGAGCAGCTCTGCGAAAGTCAGTTCGTCAGCCATCGTTGGTTGCCAGTGCTGCAGCGTTGTCGCTGGTGAGTGGTGTAACTAGCTCGCTGCTCTCGCCGTCGTCGGTGTCGACAACGATGTGCACAGAGAGCAGTTCGCTCTCGTCAGTGAGCGTCAGCGTGACCCGCGCTTCGACCACCTGCGCGCCCTGCTCTGCTTCGGTCTGGCAGCGCGTCTGCAGGTCCGTCTTCTGCGCCGGCGTCAAACTCTCGCCCTGCCAGGAGTACAGATCCGCGCCATCTCCTGGTGATTCCCAAAGATCACCGGGAGTCAGCACAACACGGCGAAGCGCGTCCTGCGCACTGGCCACGGCGCCGGTCGCCAGCTCGGTATCGAGCCCTGGAATGTCGAGCTGTCCGTCGTCTCCGACGACCATTCGGAGGTCTACAAGATCGCTCACGAGGCGACTCCACGGATTCCAGAGTGGTCACACGCACAGAATCCCGGCACCATCGCTCCACGATGGAAGAGACGCTGCTGGAACTGCCCAACGCTCGCGTGACGAACGCCCGTGCCGAGTTCTACGCAGTGACCTACCCGCTGGCGCAGATCAGCGCCGTCGGCAAGCGCACGATCTCTGCAAGCGGTGCCGGTCCCGCAATCCTGCTGACCGGCGGCGTCATTGGGTTCCTGATCTCCTACGCCATCGGCAACAATGGCGATCCCGGCGCTGCGCTTGCTATTGCGCTGGTCCTGGGCATCGTCCCGATGATTCTTGGCTTCTACGTGCTCGCCAGGTCGAAGGCTGAGTACGCAGTGACGATCTACACGAGTGGTGGTCAAAGCGATGGATACCGAAGCGCGAAGGCCGAAGACGTTGACCGCGTTCATGTTGCGATCACCGAGGCATTGGTTCGCTGGCATCTGCGGTAGCTGGCTGCTGTTTGCGTGCGGGCCCGTGCCTGTCGAACGCGACGCCAGCGATGTGCAAGCGGCAGACGCGAGCGTCGATGTGAGCGACGCCGGTGATGCACAGATGTTGACGTGCACGCCGCAGAATGGTTTTGGGTGGTCGCTCTGCGATGCAGCGTGCGTAGACCTGCTCGCAAACAACGCACACTGCGCAGCGTGCAACTGGCCGTGCCCTGTGATGACAACGTGCAGACTCGGCACCTGCTTCGCCGCTGACGGTGCTGTTGTGACCCGGTAGATCATTCGCAAAGCACCTTCGCGCTCGCGGCGTCGATCTTTCCTGACAGCGTTGATGTCCCCCCGACGGGCACCGTGATCAAAATGGGCGACGACGACGCAAGACTGACTGTCGTGACCTGCGGCGTTCCGCCCGGAGGCGTGTACGTCACAGTCAACACGTTGAGTGCCGCAGACAACACCAATGACCCATTCGCCGTCGTGTCATTGAGCCTCGCCACGCCCTTCGTTGCGTTGGCACCGAGCTTCACCTGCGAGACGTTGCCGACGGTGGTGTCGAACGGCAGTGCGTAGGGTTTGCGTGGGTCTGCGCCTTCGAAGCCGACGAGTACTCGAGCGCCCGCTGCAACCGTCACGCTGATACCGGGTCCGAGCCCTCGCAATGGCACGCCCGTCAATTGCGGCATCGTGCGTTTCTCGGGTTGCAGATCAGGCTGCAACACCACTTCCAGCGTTGCGCCCGTTTGCGACACAACGCGTGCTGGCCATAGCGCCGCAAACGAGTGGTCACTCTGCTGCTGGATCGTGGCCTTGAGCTGTTCGCCCTGGTCGCCGGTGCCAGGCCCTCGCCAGCCAACGAGCGTGACGGTCAGTTGTCGCTGCGTGAGCTCGTACTGCACCTGCGCGAGCTGCCGACCGGCGTACGTTCGACCGGGCAACAGCTCTGCGCTGAGATCGTCGAGCGCGAGCCGCGAGATCAGCGAAGCGGGGTCGTCGTAGATCTCGTCTGCCGTCTCGATCGCTGCAACGTCGGCCCATGTCTCCTGCAGCAGCGCAACAGTGCCGTCGGACTTCACACGCAGCGTACAACCGAGGGTGTCGGCGAGACGCCAGAGTTCGTCGATCGCAGGCGCGCGCCGTCGTGTCCACGCGTCGAGATCGCGTTGCATCTCAGGCGCGAGGTCACTCGTTGAGAGTGTTTCGCCGACAGCACGAAGCGCATCGTTCGCAACGTCACGCCCCGTGAGCAGCGCACCGCGGTAACCCTGTGCGGGGATCTCGCGAGCGAGTCCGCCAGCGCCTCCCCATGCCGTCACGCGCGCACGGTCGCCGAACTTCCCACTGCGCAGGATCCAGCCAACGAACGGCGCGCTGCCATCGAGATTCGAGAGCGTTGCGCGTCCGGTTGGGACGTCTGCCTCGTGCAGCTCCAGGTCAGCACGCCAGACGCCAAGTCGCGGCAACGTGAGCGTGCCGGACTGAGGGAAGAACTCGCGACCGGCAACGACCAGCTTCCAGCTCATCGCCGCGGTCCCATGTCGCGCGTCGGTGGCGTGCGCTGTGCGGTCGTTGCGGGCTGGTGTTGCGCGAGCGCTGCTGTCTGCTGGCGCTGCTGTTGCGCCGGTGGCGGAAGCCACGGAGGACGCACATCGCGATTGCCGCGAGCACGATTCGCACGCTCGGGAATGTGTGCGGACATCACGAAGCTGACTTCGATCTGCCCGCTCTTGAGTGTGGGCAAGCCAACCTCTTCGAACGTGGCCTGTAGCACCGACACTGCTGCCAGCGCTGGGTGCGCAACGGTCACCGCGTCGCGCTGTCGAAACTGTCGAAACGTCTCCGTGAGCAGGCGAGAGGTTTGCTCCCACTCCTGCCACTGCTCGTCAGTCCACATGCGAAGTGTGACCTTGAACTTCGCGAGCTTCGGGCCGGTGTCGACCACACGCGTTCGCTGTGCGCCACGGGGTCTGCGCTTGTCGTATTCGCGGCCTGGGTTCTCGACCGCTTCGACCGTGGCGAGGCCAGGGAACACGTGTCCTGCGCACACAAACGTGTCCCACGGCGACTGCTCGACGCCGATCCATTCCTCGGCAGTGTGAATCGCAACAGCGGTCACTGCGGACCTCCGAGCGTCGAACGCGTACCGGGACCGCCTGGCGCTGTGTTGCCCGCTTGCGCTTCGGCGACGGCGTTGCCAATCGCGGCAGTGCTCTCGGGCGCAATGCGCAGCGGTGCGTTCGGGTCACGACCTGCGGCGCGTTGCTGCGCAACGAGACGTGCCAGAACCTCTTCGGTCTGCCCGTCGATGATTCGGTTTCTGACTGCGGTCGGCGTCGAGAGGTTGCGAAAGAACCCCGTAACGCCGCCGTCGTACTCCTGCGATGCGATGGCCCTCGCCTGATCGCGCAGCAGATCCATACGCGTTCGTGCGGGTCCCTGGCGCGCAGTCCCGCCAACAGTAGGCCCTCCGAACTGTGCGTTGACGAAGTCCATCACGCCGCGCGAAAGCTGATTGTCGAGTACGCTTGCGAGGAAGCCTGACGAGTCACGAAGCTGATCGAGCTGCTGTCGCGTCTGCTCTGCTGCTACGCCCATCTGCGAAGTCTGCGACTCGAACAGCTGGCGATTCTCACGCCGCGCGTCCTGACCTGCCTGCGTGCTGACAACGTCCTGGAATGCACGGTCGGTGGTGTTCGCGGCTGTTGCCGACGTGCTGAGCGTCGTCATGGAGCGCAGCTTCGTTGCGCGTCCCTGATTGCTTCGCAGTCCCTGAAAGATCTGGTCGCCGAGAACGCGACCCTCGGAATCAGTGCCCGCAAGCGCCGTAAGAAATCGTTCCGAGTTGCCGCCTGTGCGTCGGTAGATCGCTTCGACCATCGACGCAAACGACTCCGTTTGCGACATGCCGTCGGCCGTTCGAAGCTGCCCCGTACGATCAAACGCGTTCGCGCCAAGCGCGCTGTTCAGGCGCTGCTGACCACGACGCGATGTCAGATTGTTGAGGAACCCGCGCAGGCGTGTTGCGGCACGGTCGCCGCCGCCACCTGCTTGCCCTGCCAACTGAAACAGCCCGCCCGTGAGTCCAACAGCAGACTGCGATTCGGCCTCGGTGCCAGTGCGCACGAAGCGCGCGGTCATCCCGCCGAGCTCGCCCAAGTGCGAGCTCATCGACTGGAACGTCACGCTGCCACGACGTCCAAGCTCGATCAGTCGCGCGACGGTGTCGGGCAATTGCGCATTGCGCACACCGAGCTGTCGCTGCAACTCGCCGACGGTGCCGACCATGTTGACCAGCGGAGTCCCGGTTCCCACCGCAGCACGACTCAACGCGGGCAACGTTGTCGTCAGAAACTCCGCACGCGATTGCGCGGTGCCGAGCATCGAGAACGATCCCTGCGCTTCGGACACGCCTGCGAGCACATCGGTCGCATTCAGGCCCGTGTCGAGCGATGTCCGTCGCACGCTCTCGCGGATCGCACGCGAAGAGCCAGCGTCGCCAACGTCTCCGCTGGCGAGCTGCTGAATCTGGTAGTCGAGCGTGTTGAGCGTCTGGCGACGCTCGCGCAGCGTGTCGCCGTAGCCACCGAGCGCCGTGAGGCCAGCGCCCGCCAGGCCACCGAGGCCCATGAGCGCCTCACGACTTCGCTCGCGTCCCTGCGTCGCTCGATTGGTTCCTTCGGTCTGTCGACGGCTATCTGCGCGCGCAGCAGCGCGACGCGTGCGCAGCACCGCGTTCGCGCTGCGTTGCTCGTCGCGCTCTTCGCGCAAGCGAATCTGTGCACGACGATCCGCTTCGCGTTGCTCTGCTGCGGTGCGGGCCTTCGCTGCCTTCTCGGCGTCCTGCGCGAGCTTCGCGAGTGCAGCAGAATCCTTCGCGGTGTCGCGTTGCTCTTGTTTGAGTTTCTTGATCCGGTCAGCAAGCGCCTTTGTGGCATCGCTCGCTTTGCGCGCGGCAGGACTGAATTTGTCCTGCAGGCGTACTTCCCAGTTGAGCGGCGTTGCCACGTTGGTCAGGTGTGCAGATCGAGAAACACGTTGATTGCGCGAGCGATCATCGCCGCGCCTGCGGTGTCGTACTCATCGCCGCTGCGATCACGAAACGCTTGCAGGCACTCCGCGGCGATGAGTGTGTTGCGTCGAGCGAGCCCGACCAGCTCGTCAACTTTTGGTGGCAGTCGCGCGGTTGGTCACGCCGAATAGACCGAGCACGGGCTCAATCAGATCTTCGGTGATCGCCGGGAACTCGCTCAGGATCGCGTCGAACTGCGCTGGCTCGGGGAACACCAGCAAAGAGCGCAGCAGTTGTTCGTTCGCGACGAGCGCACGCTCTGCGTCGCTGCGATCCTTGCGGTACTCTCGATAGGCGCCGCGGATCTTGAGTTTGTTCTTGTGGATCCAGATCGACGCGTGTTCGTTCGAGATCTCGTAGACCTCGCCGTGTTCGGTCTTCAGCGCGTCGATCTGTGCTTGCGTGGGTCGCGGTGCGGACATGTTCACTGCCTTCTCGGTGAGGTGTTGTTTACGGTGCGATCAGCTCTCAGAGAACCCTGGCAGCGGTGCTTTGCCGCCCCAGAACACGCCGCGTGCAACGAGCGGAACCTTGACCATCAGTGGGTCTGCGCTTCCACGGTTGCTGTCGGTGTCTGCGTCGGCGTAGCGGCAACCGACGATCTTGTCTGTGCGGAGCGCGTGACCGTTGGTGCGGATGTGCACGAGCACCGGGAACGACAACAAGCGCCAGTTCGCGGGCAACTGATCGAGCAATGCATCCCACTGCGAGCGATACATTTCGAGCTCGACGTTCTTGGCCTTGTACATGCCGCGAGCGTGCGCAACGACAATGCCGTTCGCGCCGTTGACCTCGCTCCATTCAAGGTTGTCGCCGTAGGAGATCTTGGTGATGCCGGTGAGGATGCGCGAGCCGATCACGGCCTCTACGGACGCAGCAGAGTGCTCCGTGTCGGACACTGGAAAAAGGGCGTTGGGCATTGGAAACTCCTGAGTCCTGGTCAGTGATCAGACGGTGGTGACGCTGCCGAGCGAGACGATCAGTTCAAGGCTCTTCGCGAGGCCCTTCTTCTCGATCGTGAGGCGCACGCGCACGGTCTCCGTCGCGATCAGATCGTCATCGCGAATCGTTGCAGCGGACACCGAGGTGACCTGTCCAACAAGCGCCGCGCGAACATCAGCGGCCACGCGCTGCTCAATCGTGACGGCCTCTTCTTCAATCAGGAATCGAGCAGCGGCATCGGCGCCTTCGTGCGCTTCAACGCGGAACTCCTCGCCTTGGAAATTATCCAGCAGCGACTGGCGACCCACGCGTTGCGCAACGTCTGCAAGGCGCGCTTCGAGCAGCGTTTTGATCGTGGAGGTTGGAGCGCGTCGCGTCGGGATGTCCTCGATGTAGACGCCGCCACCCTTGCCAATCCACTTTCGCAGTGTCGCGAAGCCAGCGCTCTTGAGTGTGCCGCCTTCGACGCCTTCGTCGTAGTAGGTCTGATCGACACGCGAGAGCGGCCCGAGATTCACTTTGCCCGCGAACTCGCCAGGGCTGGTCGCGCACACGCGAGCGACGATGGGCCAAGCGCTCGATCGTCGTTCGCGACGCGCATCGGTCGATCGCACCTGGCACTCGCCAGCAGCAATCACCATCGGTGACGATTCTGCGAGCAGAGCTGACGCCGCGGTCAGCTTCGCGACCGGTGCGTCAGGTGCTTCGATCACACAACGCGTGTAGCGATACGCAGCGATGAGGTCTTCGGTGCCGTCCTTCGCCGCGTTGTACAGCTCGTCGAGTTGCGCGGAGTTGCCGCTGTCGAACTCGTATTCGTTGTCGGCGTTGTAGTCGGTGCCCGTCGGGAAGTTCAGCGTGATCCCGGTTTCGGGAATCACGTACGTCGCTGCCGTCAGCAGATCCGTGCCGTTGTATTCGACGCCCCCGTCGAGGCTGTACTGGAACGTTGCAGTGCCGCGCGCGCCGCCGAGAATGATCTGAACGACGACGCTCCAGTAGTCTGCAGGCGTGCCGCTCACGGTCACCGTCGGTGGTGATGTGCCGTTCGGTACAACGGCGCTCAACGCGGGCTGCGGAGCGCCGACGACGTGCACCAGAAACATCTGCTGCTCTGGCAACGCAACAAGCGCAGCGAAGGCCGCGGCGAGCGTCGTTGCGTCGTGCTGCGGAGCGACGGTGCGGAAGTAGAAGAAGTCGCCGTCATCGTACGATCCACTCCCGAACGTCACGGTCACGTTGGTGCCAGCGAGCACATACGTACCGCCAGCGGGCACGACGAAATCCGACGTGAACGAACTGCCGCCGTCGAGTGAATAGCGTGCGCGTGCGGTGCCGAGAATGCCACTCGCAGTGATCTCGATCTGCACCTGATGCCGATCGTAGGCAGCACCAGCAACGGTCACGGCACCCGTGGACGATCCGACGCGTGCGGTGCGTACAGGGCCGCAGTAGCCCGCCGCGGCAGCAGCAACACGCATCGCAAGCAGCGGCTTCGGAGCAACGCCCTTGGTCGTTGCAGCGAGCGTGTAGAGCACTGCTCTCGCGAGAGGTCCCGAGGTGAACGTCGAGCGCGCGCGACTCTCGTCGCCGCAGGACACGAGTGCGCCAACGGTTCCGCTCGAAGAACACCCGAGCTTGACGTGGAGTCGGTCAACGTTGGACGGCAGTGCGCCGCCGCCGGTCTCGTCGACCGAGGCAGAAACGGAGTTCGCGGGCATGGGTCTCTCCTACGGAGTTGGAGCGCCGTCACTCGGGACTGCGCCAGCAATCGGAGCGCTAACGTTGGTTGCGGGTGCCGTCTCTGGGAGTGCGTCCACCAGGGGCTCACGCAACGTGAACGATTGAATCAAAACCTCGCCGCCAGCAGCGAGCAGCCAGTCCGGACGCTCAAACGAGATCCACGCACCGGCGCCCCACGTGATCGCCGACGAAAAGCGCTTCGCGTAGTGAACGACGAGCAGTCTGTGAAGCTCGCGAGCGGCATCATGCGTGTCGGCCCACAGGTGCGCGTCGAAGCCAGCAAGCACGGTCTGCCAGCTTTTGCGGCCACGCCCCTCGATCTGCACAGGGCCGATGAAGCCGCCGTCACGTGAGGGCACCAGGACGCACCGAGGCGGCGCTGCGTTCTCTCCGAGGTACTGCGAACCAATCAGCACTTCGCAGTCGAGCACCGTCGCAAGCGCCGTCGTGTCGAGCAGCTCTGCGAGCAGCGCACGCGGGGGGATCGTCACGTCAACGACCCGAAGTACGAATCGAGAAACACCTCTGCGATCACTCGGTAGTCTTCGAGCCAGCGCGGAGGCAGATCGCCATCGCGCGGCAGGAACGGGCGCGCGGGGATACGGCCACCGCCACTGCGAAAGATCGAAACGGAAACCGCGCCACGTCGACGACGAGCGGCCCGTGCACGCGACATGAATCGGCCCGTCGCAGCACGCGGCTGCACTTGCGTTCGCGTGCCGAGATCAGCACCGAACTGATGCACCGCTGCGTACGGAATCACGGTCTCGATCACGATTGCGCCGTCGCGTGCGGTGACTCGAAGCGATCGTTTCAGTCTGCCCGTGTCGACCAGTGGAGCGCCCTTGCGTCGCTTCAACGGCAACCACGGCGATCCGTAGGGCGAGCGTGACTCTTCAAATTGTCGATCGAGCAGCGACTTCGTGTGGCGACCGAGTAGGCGCGTGAGATCACGAGAGACGGCACGCGACAGCCCATCGAGCGCACGCCGCAGATCCAGCAAGCGCCGGTCTGCGAGATCGCCGACGAAGCCGCTGCTGCTGCCACCGTCTGCTGCCACGTCACCAGCCCCGCTGCGTGTCAGAGAGCGCAACGCCAGCGGCACCACTGCTCGCCAACGTTGCACCAGAGCCTTCGTAGTTCAGCGAGCCGTCACGCACGCCTTCGAGCCAGGCGATGGCGTCGTCGTAGCCCATGCGCACCGCTGCGTGTCCCGGTGACTCCGGGTTGTGCCCAACGACCGTGAGCACGGTCCACGCAGCGATTGCACAAACGACGCGTTCAAGCTGATCGTCCCACGCCGACAGAGGCACCGAGAACCGCGCTGCGAGGTAGCTGTCTGCCAGGCGCGAGGCCGCAGACAAGTGTCTCGTGAGCGAGATGCTCTTCGCGGTCGCTCGGGTCACCACGTCAGCGGGGAGTCCGAGCGATGCGAAGTCAGTGCTGTCAGCGTAGACGGTCATCGGTCAGGTCAGGCAGTGCACTTCTGGATCTTCCACGGGTTGCCAGGGCCGAAGCCCTCGCGAATCGTGGCGCCCCAGACGTACTCATTGCGATTGAACACGCTGGGGTCCGAAGGATCGAACATCATCACCAGTTCCAGCGCGTCGCGTGGCTGCACGATGAACGGCATGTCCGGGCCCGTGTCGTCTGCCAGATACCAGGTCGTCGACGAAAGCGCCGACAGCTCAGGGATCACCAGCGAGCGGAATTTGCCGCGCTGTGCGTTCGACTCTGCCGCTGCGCCAGTCGGGTCCAGGATCAACATGCCGTTGATGATCTGGTCGGCGGTGACTTCGAGCTCAGGCGGCACGATGATCAATCGCGGGTCGCAGTCGACGATCTCTGCGTCTGGTCCCCGACGCGTCATCATCGCCGCGCGCACCGCAGCAACGTTCGCTGCAGAGAGCGGCTTGGACGACGAGATGTTGCCGTAGGTGTTGCCGTCGGGAGCAGCGGGGTTGCGCTCGTGCGCTGACGCATGGAAGAACGCGACGCCATCGAGACACGTGGGGTTGTCGCTGATGATCTGGATGATTCGACGGTCTCGGAACTTGCGAAACTTCGAGCCGATCGATCGAGCCGATCGAAGCAGCATCCCGGTCATGTCGTCCGCGAGGTGATCGCGGTTGATGCCAAGCGTCTTCTCGTAGCGCTTGTTGTAGATCTGGAACGATCCGAGCTGCAGGCTGTTCACCACGCGCTCGCCGCCCTCCCACAGGCGAATCTGACCAGGGTCAGCGATCACCGGGTAGGTGTTCGATGCTGATTCGCTGGGAACCACTTCGCAGAGCTTGTCGGCCCATGAAGAGGTCGCGTCGAACATCGAGAAGAACGTGGTGCGGATCGTGGTGTTCAGGGCCAGCAGCGTGGCCGTCGTGATGCGAGTCGCCATTGATTGTCTCCGTGAGTGGTTACGTCAGCGAATCGCTGATCAGGACGCCGTGGTGGGGACTGCACCCGCGTGCGTGAGAACAACCGCGATCACGTCGCCGTCCGTGGTGGCCTCGGACTCGGCAATCGCCATCACGTTCGAGCCCACCAACGCGTCGGTTGCACCGCCCGCGTCGGACGTGTTCGTCGACGCCTTGACGGCCGTCTTGCCTTTGCCCGCTGCGCCGCTGGCGACCGGGTCGGCAATCGAGATCGCCGCACCTGCGACCAATCGCGAGCGGCCGAACATGCGCACGCGTGCGATCGCGCCAGAGGCCGGAGCGTTCTGCAGAATACCGAGCGCCGCTTCGCCAGCTCCTGCAACGACACACTGGCCCGCCGTCGAGTGCTGCTTGACGAAGTAGTACTGCTTCGCCGAAAGGTCCGCGCCTGCAGTGCAGTAGACCTCGATCGCCGATGGATCCGACTCGAAGCCGAGTTCCACGATGACTTCGGTGCCTTCGAGACCGAGCACGCGACCCGCAACCGGGCGAGTGCCAGCGCCACTTGTGCGTGCAACCGTCTGGTCGTCTGCTGCGTAGCAAAGACGGCCGATGTCAGCAGCGGTGAGGGCGTCCGTTGAGGAACTGTTCGCCAGGCAGAACGCGCCGCGACGAATCTTGTACGCGGTCACTGCGCCAGCGGCGCCAGAGCCGTTGTCGTACGACTCCTCGAACAAGCCGACGACGCGCAACGCGGGGTCAGCGCTCGCTTTGGTGTAGCGGCCAGCAGAGTCGATGCACGCGATCGAGCCTGCGTAGATCGTCGTGCTTGCCGCGACGCCGCCCGAGGGCAGGTAGGCCGGGACAGTCTCCGCGCTGAACTGCTTGGTCGCGCGGTTCGCAGAAAGTGCAGTCATTTGATTTTCCTGTTGTCAGTGCGCGAATCGCGCGGTGGTCAGCGGCCAGCAGCGCGTGCGGCGTCCGCGTCGCGCTTCTTCTGCGCAAGCACCTGCGCTTCGGTCAGACCGGCGCGTGCTGCGAACGTCTTCTCTTCGTCGGTGAGCGACACCTCAGCGCCAGGCGCTGTTGCGGGTCGTGGGCCTTCGTTCGCCACGGGTACCGCAGGGCGGAACGCGCGATAGAACGAACGCAACGCGGGAGTGCCCGCCTTCTCGGCAAGCGCCTTCTGCTGCTGCCAGTCCGGGTTCGCTTCGTCGGCCGGCGTCACGCGTCCATCCTTGCGGGCCTGGAGCAACAACTGCTGCGCCTCGCTCGCCTCGGTGGTCGCACGCAATGCCGCAAGCTCGCCTTCGAGCGAAGACACCTTCGACGCTTGCAGCGACTTCGCGCGCAGCGTGCCGAGTGCGGCACTGGCGTCCGTTTCGCCAGCCAGCGCACAGACATCCGTGGCGAACGCAGCGAGTGCCGACGCCTTCTGTTCCATCTGCTCGTCGGTCGCTTCCGCGGGCAGTCCCAAGACAGCTTTCAGTGCAGACATGTGTTTCTCCTGCTGCCTGTTCGCAGCGAGTGTTTGTGCGCGCGAACGCGCGTCGGGCAGTGTGCCCACGCGGTCGGCAAGGCCAGACTCCACGGCAGCACTGCCGAAAAAGGTTCCAGCCTGCAGACCGAGCACGGCCTCCGCAGTCAGCGGGCGAGCTTTCGCGACCTCTTCAGCGAAGAACGACGCAAGCTCCATCACACGTGTGCGCAGGCGAGCTTTCGCAGCGTCGGTAATCGGAAGCGCCGGGTGCAGGTCGGTCTTCTGCGAACCCGAGGCAACGACCGCCACCGCGATGCCCGCTTTGTCGAGCGCGCCTGCGTACGAGACTGCGCCCGCGATCACACCAATCGATCCGACGCCGGACACGCGCGTGACCAGCAGTTCGTCGGCGATCGTCGAGAGCGCGTAGGCTGCGCTGAACGCACCCGATCCCTCTGCAAACGCAATGATTGGTTTGCCTGCGTCGGCCTTCGCAGCGCGAAGCGCGTCAACGCATTCGAAGAGCCCCGACACCGTACCGCCAGGGCTGTCGAGACGCAGCACTAGAGACTTCACGCGGCTGTCGTTCAGGGCAGCGGTGACGCGCGACTCGATGCCTTCGGGACCACTGTAGCCGTCCCAGAGCCAGAATGCAGCGCGGTCCAAAGGACCACTGATCGAGACCTCTGCGACGCCAGTGTCCGAGTCGACGCGATACAGCTCCGAGTCGTACCAGCGGTCACCAGAGCGAACAGAGATCCACTCGCACTCAAGAGCCTCCGGCGTGATCGCTAGAAACTCTTCGGACGGTTGCCATCGTGCACGGGCGCGCTCGGTCATGCTGCGTTCTCGCTGTCGTTCTGCGGTGTGACCGTCGGTGCCGTCGTCGGCGCTGGCGTTGCGGGCGGCGGCTTTGCTTTCCCAGGCACACCGAAGCGCTGCGCGAACGCCTCAAGGTCGACTTCCCAGCCTGCGGACTGCCAGGTCAGCAGCGCTTCGCCCGCGGTTTTGATCGCGGTCGCAACCTGCTCGAAGTCTTCTTCTTCTTCGGCGTCGATCTCAAACTCAGGAGCGATTGCCTGCGTGCCGCGGTACCACGCGAGCGGGACGAACACCTGCTGCTGCAGGCACTCGCTCCAGCTCGTCGCGTCGCTGGCGGTCACGTTGCGCGTGACCTGCGCACCCGTCTCGCTGCTAGCGTTCGTGCCGACCTGGTTGTTCTGCGCGGTGAGGTCTTGACCGAGGATCGCGAGGCGGAATTTGCCGCCGCCAGTGCGCAAAAGGAATTCGAAGATCTTGTGCGTGTCGGTCGCGGGCTGCTCAAGGCGAAGGTTGTACGAGGTTGCCTTGTCGTTGCCCTGCGCGAGGGGCACCACGGCGTTGCGGCCCATGTTCCGAATCGATCGCAAAAACGCCTGACCGACGGTCGTTGTGATCGAGCCGCTTGGGAGTTCTGCGAGCCACACGGGGACACCGTGAATCTCGCTCGACTTCGACGCATCGCCGCCCGCGAGTTGCGTGCGCAGGTACCACTCGGCAACGCAGCGAATCACGCCCCAGATCTGCGGTCGATTGAGCGAGCGAGGCGCGTACAGAACCCATTGTCCATCGCCAGGCGTAACTAGCGCTGGCCCTTCGTTCGTGTGTGCGTACCAGCGGCCCTCGTGCTCGCGATACTCCACCTGCGACGAAGGCCACGGGTACAGCCGCGGCACCAGTTGCCCGAGCTGCTCGTGCCAGTGCCAGCGCAGTTGCCCGACAGCAAAGCCGAGAAGCACGACGCTGGAGAGCATCTCGCGCTGCACGGCAGACGGCATGATGATGCCGAGTAGTTCTTCGACCGCTTCGGCTTCGGCCTTGGCCGCATCGCTGTCGTCGTACGGCTCGACGCAGGTCTCGAGCGCGAACAGCGCTTCGAGTCGTTGGGTGAGCGCGCCGAAAAGATCCGGCTCGCGGAGCACCTGCTCTGCAAGCAACGCTGAGCGATGAAAGTAGCCCTGGTCGTGCTCGCGCAACATGGCGCGCAGCGATGCGACGGTAAGGTCCGTGAGCACGGACGTGGCCGACGGCTCTGCTTGCACGGCGGGCAACGCAGGATCACTAGCGCGTGTGATGCCCACCAGACCGAGCAATCGGTCGACGATCGACTCACCAGCCACGATCGCCACCCATGTCTGCCCACGCGTCGCGATCGAGCACGCTGTTGTACGGGTCGGTTACGACGTCATCGCGGCGCTCGACGCCCTTGGAAAACGCCTGCTGCAACGAGTCGTCGGTCTCGCCTCCCAGCGACGCAACCAACCGCGCATACGCGTCGCTCGTCGCATCCACACGATCGTCGTGACTCCATAACGGGAAGTTGTTCAGCTCGTTGTGAAAGCCTTCGGCGTCCCACGATCCGTCATCGACAACCGCAACGTTGCCCGCGAGCGCACGTGCCGAGAACGGACGGAAGCGCGTGACTTTGTCTTTCTGCGGACGCACGCCGTAGATCACCCAGCCCTGGTGTCGACGCTGGAACGAACTCAGGACCGTCTTGCCCGCTGCGCCGGGATCTTCGGGAATCGAAAACTGCGTGCGTGCATCGAGTTCGAGGTCACGCCGGGCGGTCTCTGCGAAGCGCGCTTCGACCACATCGGGCGCGTCAGCGAAGTGCACTGCGTGCTCGATCACGATCAGCCCTGACGTCGTGAGCGAGAGCCGCACGCCTGCCGACGGGTCGCCGTCTGCTGTTGCGCCGAAGTCCCAGGCACGACAACGCGCAACGATCTCGTCGCTGTGTGGGCACTGCCGCAGCACGCGAATCAGATCCGAGTTGTAGAAGTCTCGCTTGCCGAGTGCTGCGTCCCAATCGCCACCGAGTAGTTGCGCACGCGTGAGTGCATCGAGTGCATCGAGACGAGCGCGATAACCGGGGTCACGCGACGTAAGAGCCGCGTTGTCTTCGAGGCGCGCAGGAATGAACGTGCGTCCGAGGGCGCCAGCATCGTGTCGGCTGCACTCAGTGTCCGCGTCGTTGACCTTGCGAAAATGGAGAACCTGGCCGGGCGATGCTTTGCGTTCGGCCTTGCGTGAGACCCACGGGCGGAAACGACGTTTCACCCAGTCGTGACCGACGTTGCCAGGGTTCGTGGCTGCACGAATTCCACACGGAACTCCAGCGGCAGAACGAACGCGAGAGAATAGATATTCGTATTGTTTCTGTGTGAACGAAGTGAGCTCATCGAAGGCGACACGCGAGAAAGCCGCACCCTGGTACTGATGCACGTCGTTCTCGTGTTCGAGATGCCCGAAGTGGATCGTTTCCCCGGTGGCGAAACGCCAGAAGCGCTTCGACTCGTTGTAGACGCCACCGGAGCGCGGATACAGATCGCGCGAGCGACGAATCAACGACAGATCGAGCTCAGGGAACGTGCGGCGAAATAGAATCGCGCTGTAGGCACTGCCGTAGCCGCGACCCACAAACGAAAGTGCATCGATCAGCAATGCGTCGGACTTGCCGCCGCCTGCTGCGCCACCGTAGAGCGCCTCGAAGCACGACAGACGCAAAAACTTCTCTTGCTGCGTCTGCGGTGCCCAGTCCTCAACGTGCGCGACGCGTCCCACTCGACGGGCCGCTGCAACGACATGCGGAAGCGGCTCAGCCTGCATCGTCGTCTCGCTGAGGCACGAAGATCACTGCGCCCGAATGCTCATGACGAACCGGCCCGCCATCGGGTCCCGTGACCTCAGTGCGCACCTTGAGCAGACCGTGAATCTCGGCGCGCAAGCGTTGTGCCTGCACTGCCGCGCTGTACTTGCCTTCGGTCCAGGCGTCCGAGAACACAGCCGCAAGTTGCTTCTCAAGTTGCTCGCGCTTGTCCTGCGAGGGCTCGGCAGTTTCGCCCAGCGTCGCACGCACACGAGCGATGTACCGCTCGCCCGTGCGCGTCGAGACGTTGTGCTCTGCACGCAGTCGTCGGCAGACCTCGGTGTGCGAGTGCCCCTGCGCCAAGAGCTGCTCAACGAACAGCACCCTGCGACGGACGGTGTCGCGGGTGATCTTCTTTCCTGCGGTGGTCACGCTGATTTTTTTCGACGAACACTAACGCGTTGCTGTCGAAGCACGAGCAGCAACAGCATGAGGTGAACAAGCTGCAGAACGATCGCAACGAGCATCAACGAGATCGCGGCCTTGCGGGCCTCGCAAAGCAGCAAGAACGTCGTGGTGTAGAACAGGTGTTTATCCACCCATTCGCACACGACGCTCATGTGATCGGTGGCGCTTTGGAGCGTGATCTTCATGCTGCCATCCTCGGCGGTGGCAGCGCACTCGCACGCCACTGCTCTGCCAGGTCTGCGCGGGCCTCGTACGCGACGCCGTAGCGTCCACGCGAGGGCACCGATCGAACGCCGTCGACACCGAGCGAGTGCCAGCGTTGCAGCCAGCGTCGCGCAGTGCGATCAGGGACCCCGCACGCAGCGGCGAACTGACGCGAGGTCAGCC